CATATACAAACATGAAGTCATCCATCGTAGAAATCTACGTAGAGCGTTTCATGGACGTAGCTGTATTACGTGACGAGTCATTCGCACTAGCAACTGACGTAACTGTATAAACAATGAGCGCAACCATAACAAGTTACACTATTGAAACCGTAGACCTTACAGAGGTGAAAGCTTTTTGTAGGGTAGACGGTTCCGCTGATGACAGTCTGCTGACCATGCTATGGAAGGCGGCCTGCCAAGAGGTGACTAGTTATGCTCATTTCATCGCTGGGACAGCGACCATCACCGTGGACCAGGAATGGGTAAGCTCTTACGAGCTTCCCTACTGGCCTATGGGTGCGGTGACATCTGTCACGGTCTACAATGATGGCGTAGCTACAGTGGACACAGCATATACATTGATCAACGGCATTCTAGTCCCTTCGGAGACAGGTGACCGTTTGGTCATTGTTTACGCAGCTGGTGGTGTAATGCCAGAAGATCTACGGCACGCAGTCTACCAGCGCATCAAGTTCGGCTACGATTATGGTGATGACTTGCCCTATGGTAAGCTTCGTTTCTTTGATCGCATTGCAGGCAGATACAGAAGGAATGCATGACACTAGACAGGCGCATAACACTACTGCAGCCTACGGTCACGCAGAACAATAGCGGCCAGGTAAAGCGATCCTTTGCGAGCGCAGGCACTTTTTATGCCCAAATAATACAGGCGCATGATGGTGTGGAAACATTCACCAACCAGCAAGATGTCAGCAAGGTGGTCTATTCGTGGCGGCTAAGATACCAGACAGCCATCAAGGCCAGCTGGAAGCTTCAGCATGACTCCGAGGATTATGATATAGTAAGCATCGCACCCGAAGGGCGCAAGCGTTACATAATTGTCAAAACCACGCTGAGCGATGTCTAAGTTGATGTACCTTAAATCCCGATCTGGTAAGATCCAGAATTTCGCAGAATTTTCTAAAGACCTTAGAAAGATAGCGACACCTGAAAAGATGCGCTTTAGAGCGATCAGAAAGCTCCTTTTGAAAGAGGCGCAGCCTATTGTCACAGCCGCCAGGAAGGCTGCCTATGAGAACAGCAAAAGGCCAGCAAAGGGTGGGATGAGACAAAGAGGAAAGACAGGCACAGCATTCTACAACCTGTACCGAAGCATCAACAAGTATGCAAACAAAGGAAACGTCAAGGCGTATGTGGTAGTCGGACTAAGGGCGGAAAAGAAATCGCCAGCTGGCGCATATTACGCAAAGATGGTTTTGGCTGGTACAGGCCCAAAGGACTTCGTAAGTGTAGGCAAAAGAATCGCACCAAAGGACTTCTTTACTAAAGCGGTACAAAACACCAACGCCCTGGAGCGTGCTGATATCATGATGAGGAGGCACATAGATAAGGTACTTTCACAGATATGAACTACCTACAACAAATCTTTGACGCAGTAGACGCAGCCCTTTCAACGGACGTATACACCATAAGCGCACCACAAGGCACAACGGCTGATCATGTGGTGATCGTATTGCAGGGGGTGACATCAAACCAAAGCAAGGACTGGGCCGCAGGCCACACCATTGCTGCGACTTTGTTCTTCCATTACGCTGACGCAGACACAGCACAGGCTGATCTAGCCACTACACGCACAAGCCTAAAGGCTTCAAATTCATATATGGAAAGCTTCCAGGCTTTTCATGACGACATCAACGAAAGGGTAATACTTGCCGCTGACTTTAACTTAATACTAAATACTTAACAAATGGCTTCAATATCAGGCGGAGAAATCCGTATATTTTTATCCACAGACTCAGGCTCTACTTATAAAGCTTTTGCCTTTGAGTCAGACTGTAGCTTTGAGCTTACAGCCGACACCAGAGAAATCACAAGCAAGGACGATGCTGTCTTTCGCTCTTACGTAACCAGTGCCAAAGCGTGGACCATCACAGGGTCAGCTATATATGGCGATGACGATGCGTCAGAATGGAATCCAGACGAAATCTATGCAGAACTAGGCAACACCGTAGACGTAAAGATCACGCAAGTGGCTGCTGGAGGCGTTGCCCCTGTAGTTGGTGAAAAGAAGATTGAAGGCGAGGCGATCCTTACTTCTTTCTCTGGATCATTCGCAGACAAGGACAATGGCACCTACAGCTTCAACCTTCAGGGATCAGGAGCTTTCACAGTAGGTACAAACGCATAGAGTGATGGAAGGGAAAAAGTTCACTTTGGGTGCTGCCTTGTTGTTTGAGGAAGCAACAGGCAAAAGCGTGACTGAATTAGCCAAGCCAGGCATTTCAGATGTTGTGGCCATGATCTGGGCACAAGAGAATTGGGACAACGAAGCACGGCCCAGCCTTGCGGAGTACACCAAAACATTGGCAGGCAAGGATTTGTCTGAAGTTACCCAGGCTCTAAACAGCCCTTTTTCCCAGGCAGCAGCTCAGTAGAAATATTGGGCTTGCTGCTGGGTAGGGTAGGCATGAGTAAAGCAGATGCGATGAGCCTCACAGGCCCAGAGTTTGAAGCTGTGACTAAAGCCTTCAGAGAACAGGAGACTGAGCAATGGAAACGCACACGATGGTTGGCCACAATGATGGTTAACATGTCGGGCAAGAGCGCACGCAGGGAGGTGAAACCCACTGAACTGATCCGCTTTAATGATGAGAGAGTAGAAAACGGCTTTAACAAGTTCTGGAACGAATGGCAGGCAACATAGCGAGAAAGGTCATACTAGGCATTGACGTAAGTCAATTCCGCAAGGGTATTACCCAGGTAGATGCCCAGATGAAGGGCATGTCACGCCAGATGAACAATCTGGGCGGACTGATAGGCGCAACCTTTGCCGTGGCTGTTGTTGGTGACTTCGTTATGGAGTCTATCAAACTTAATTCAGAACTAAAGAAAGCAGAGGCTGGTTTCAAAAGAATTGGCGCATCTTCTGGCGATCTTGACAGACTCAGGAGCGCAACCAACGGACTGGTTAGCGATGTGACTCTTATGCAAAAGACCACACAGGCGGCCAACTTCGGCATACCTGTGGAGAAGCTTGCCACGTTGTTTGAGTTCGCCCAGAGGCGTGCAGCAGAGACAGGGGAAAGCGTTGACTACCTGGTCAATTCAATCGTAGTGGGACTGGGTAGGAAGTCCATCAAGATCATTGACAACCTAGGTATATCCGCCACAGCTCTTAAGGCAGAGATGGGAGGCGTAGCCGTAGCCACTGCGGACATTGCAGACGTTACAGCAGCGGTTTCCAGGATAGCGGAGCGCAGCCTAGACGATATGGGCGATGTCACTGTGACGGCAGCGGACAAAGTGGAGCAGCTCAGGATCAAATGGGAGAACCTAAAGACATCGGTAGGCGGTCCGATTGCTGGTGCAATGGTAGGGTTGATAGACTTCATCAACCAAGTGCCAAACGCCACCAGGGAACGTGCATCAGGTGGCCAGAGGGACTATGTAGCCGAAGATAAGGAGGCGAGAGCAGCGTGGTCCAAATTCCAGAACTTCACTGGAATGATGGGGGAAGCCGTAGATGAGCCAGTGGAGGCTCCTATCATTGTCACCCTAGCCAGCTTGCGTGAGGAATTAGCGCAGTTAAGAACTGAATGGGAATCTGTAGAAGTAGGGTCACAGGCATTCACGGACCTAGCAGAGTCCATCAAGACAGCTGAGGAAAACATTAAGGAATTGACTCAGCCCACAAAGATAGTCGCAGAGACCACAGACATAGCGACTAAATCAATCAACGGACTAGGCTACGAGATGGAGCGTACGTCTGGCATCATTCAGAGGCAGCTACCAATAAACAGGGAGATGGTAGAGGACTTCACTAGCAAATTTGAAGCAGCCACAAGGATAGGCCAGGAGTTCGGGGACATACTTTCAGCATCTTTCAAGACATCTGTAGAGACTGGGGAAAAATTCTTTGACGTACTAGGCAGAGCATTGAAGGCTTACGTGGCTGAGATGGTTGCTGCAATAGCCGCAACGGTAGCCCTAGCCGCTATCATGTCAGCAATGACAGGCACAACATTCGGGGCTTCATTTAATGCCGTATCCAAAGGCACTCAGGTAGGTGGATGGATGGACATTGTAGGTATGCTTCGTGGCAAAGATTTGGTAATGAGTACGACACGGTCAGGTAACGCACTAAACAGATCAGGCGGTGCCTTCTAGTAGGGTTTCATAC